GTTACTGATGCAGGTGTAAGAGTACACGGAAACTTAACAGTTGACGGTACTAACACAACAATCAACACTTCAACACTAGAAGTTGAAGACAATATAATTGCAGTTAACAGAAATATTTCAGCAAATTCAGGTATGCCTGATTATTCTGGAATGAAAGTTAACAGAGGACAAACATCAAGTGCTACAGAAGAAGATCTTTTCTGGGTATGGGATGAAGGTTTTGCAGATGACGGTACAACAACACACGGTAACGCGGGTGGTGCCTGGACGGCTATGAGAGCATCTTCAGGTGCTGACGATGCCGCGGCAGGTCCAACAAGAACAGAAACAACTCTTGTTGATGTTAGATGTAACGTAATTCATGCCACAGCAACATCGGCACAATACGCGGACGTTGCCGAGCGTTTCGAAGCAGACGCTCCTATGTCAGAAGGTGCAGTAGTTGAAGTTGGTGGTGATGCAGAGATAACAGAATCAACATCTGATATGTCAGAAAATGTTTTTGGAGTTATTTCGGCTCAACCAGCATATGCAATGAACGCCGGTGCAGGTAACAACGACACACATCCTTACGTAGCAATGACAGGTAGAACACCAGTCAGAGTTACAGGTGCAGTGACTAAAGGTCAAAGATTAGTTACATCATCAATTAAAGGTTGTGCTAGAGCAGTTGCAACAGGCGAATCAATTTCACCATTTAACGTAATCGGTAGAGCATTAGAAGGTTCAACTGACGCAGGTATCAAATTGGTAAATTGTGCAGTGAGAACTAACAACTAATAAATATTCATACTTTTTAGTAGAATTAAAAGGCGGCTTTCGGGTCGCCTTTTTTTTTAGGTGATAAGATCTAGAATTGTTTGGAGTTTGCCTTTAATTGCTTTATTGTTAAGAGTATTTTTTAATCCTCCATGCAAATTTTTTGGCCAACATTCAAAAGCAGTCCAACAATATCCAGAATGTTCGTTGTTAAGTTTAGGTAAAAATTCGTTTTCAATAGCAATTAAATAGGTATGAAAGAAAAATTTTTGATCGTTTGAAGTAAACAATTCTAACGGAATTACTTTTTTAAAAGCAGGAGTATCGCCAACTTCTTCTTCTATTTCTCTTTTTAAACCTTCGAATGCTGATTCAGTATAACGTGCTTGTCCGCCTACCAAACCCCATAATCCTTTTGTTTTTTCCGCGGTTCTTTGTAAAAACAAAAAACGTTTTGTGGTTGTGCAATAGAACAGAGCACCTGAACAGATTATATTTTCTTTCATAGTTTATTATAACAATTTATAGGAATTTTATCAAGGAGTAGTTGCGTCTTGGCCCGAAGCATCGTCATTAGCAACGTATCCACCATCTACAACAAGGGTCCAATTACCAGCAGTATATACACCTTCGTATGATTTTACCCATTCTGTACCGTTGAATCTATACTGTATTCCTGTGTTACTGTTGGTAACATAATGTTGTGTAGAATCAGGATGAGAAGCATCAAAAACTTTTCTCCAACGATAACCAACACTTAAAGTATCGTCGTATTCAATTATATCTCCAACCCTTGCAACCAGCGATCCCCAAGTATCACTAGTCATTGTTGCTGACGAATCGCCAACATCATTAATAACCAAGTATCTAGTACCATTGACCGGTGTCGTTCCTGGATCAAATGTTGCAGGATTAATAATTTTAGTCACTGCTGTTAGAGTGTTGTCGTGGATAGTATCGTCGTCTAAATTGAAAAGTAATATTGTATCATCTAAAGATGTTGTTGAAATAGTCCCAACTAGTTCATGTCCGTCAAATTGTTTCAATCTAATTTGTGATGTACCGTTTGTAACTTTGCCGTATTGATCAAGCAACAGTTTCCAGTTTACAGCAGGTCCAAACGTTTCAAAAGGATCTGCAAGACTTGGTTCTGTTGCTCCTGTGTAGTATCCAGAGCCACCAGATTTAACATTAACACCAGTTGTACCCAGTAATCTTAACTGGTTTCCTGTGACTAATAAACCAAAATTATTTGGTGTTACATAACTTCTAGATATCATAGTTCCGTCGATTAATCCTTTGACAATTCCGCCATCATCATCAAAAATACTCATGATAATTTTTTGTACAACACCCAACTTCTTAACTTTAACAGGCGGTGATAACCAAATTGGCATTGAAAAAGTCAGTGATGCAACATCAATTTCTGTGTCAGCACCAACTGGTATGGTACGTGAACTAAAATTAATACCGGTCAACTCAACATAACTTAAACTTGTCCAGTCAATGTAGTTGTCCGACTTTTGTATTTCAAAATCTGGATTGAAAAGATATAAAATTTGTTCTAATAATTGTAATTTTTGATCAGTATTTGTGGTCCAAATGTCTGCTGATACCTCTAATCTAAACGGAGATGGCATAACTTTCTCAACAGTGTAACCAGCACCTAATTGATTTGTGTAGTTTCCGTCACTGTCAACATCTCTTTCTTTCAAATGTTGTTTTTCGATATGATAAGGATTTTGCATTCTTTCTCTATCATAATTTAAATCTCTAATGTATGCCGCAATTCGTGGTGCATACTGTAAAGCATTCTCTGAATTATTTCTTATAATGTTTGCAACTTGTCTTGTTGGGTCTCCATACACAACCGGAACTGCTCTAAGTTTTATTTCGTCATCTTTACCCCTTCCTGTTTCAACAGAAAAGTTACTCAAAATTCTAATAAATTGAGTTAAAAATTTTCTAACCTGTCCTTCGTAAAAATGTAGCATTAATTGTCAGCCTTTGGTTTCAATGCATCAGTCAATGATTGTCTTTGTTTAGTTGTTAATCCATTGATAGTAGATTCAGTTGAATTGTTCACAAATCCTGTTTTGTAGTTTGCTTTTGTATCTGTATTACTCATAGTTATTCTAACTGAGTCTTCAATCTTGACCCATCTGGCACCGTCATAACGGAATAATCTGTTTGGTAAAAAGTCTGTTCTCAAGAAATAATCACCTTTGTCCACATTGGCATTTGGAAAAGAAATACCAAAACCAGCAGGGTTTCCATTTGGTGCAACCCCGTCGCCGTCCATGTAAAATCCATAATGCGAACTAGCAGGTGTGTCTATAACAGCATTAACTGATTTATTGCTACTTGCTCTCTGAGCCGCTGTGTTAACATTATCAGTTCTAATGTTTCCACGTTCATCAATTGGTGCAACATAGTATTGTTTGTAATTAAATCCTGATTTAGGTGCATCTTCTTCTGCTTGTTTAACTATTTGATCATTAATAGATTTTTCTTTGTTATAAGTTGACATATAACTTGCCAAAGAACCTGTATCTGTTGCCTCTCCTAGTATGTCTCTGTACTCTTGTGAATCCACTAGAGTTTTCATTTTCAATCTTAATAGGTGTGGCCACCAAGTCTGCGAAAATCCTTCTGCGGCTCTGTTAACATCTTCTACAACATAATATCTTTTAAGTGCTATTGGTATACTTTCATCCAACGAATAATCTTCTTTCATGTGAGGGAATTCAATTACATCTCCTGACATGGGTTTTCTGCCTAATCTTTCTACAGCATCATTAAGATGCACTGTCAAAAACAAAGTATCATTCTGTAAAAACATACCAAATTGTGACAAATTAAAATCTACATCTTGGACATTATAAATGCCTCTAATTGTATAGATGTCTGCATCATATTTTCTATCTCTATTTTCTAAAAATAACAAATCTTGAATGGTTCTTTCATTTAAACTATCGCCTGAATACTGCGGTTGTGATGGTGATGCGTCTCCGTCCTTCTGCGTACTACCTTGATCGTATGGACCTAGGTATTTGTGGAAGTGAAGGTCAGTCCCTCCAACAGTAAACATCTCTTTGATGTTGCGATCGAAGAATTTGTAGTCGTTGCCTTTTTCTGGCTTAAAAATGGATAATCTTGGCATATCATACATATTTATTGTATAGGCAAAGGCAATAAATATCAGTATGTCAGAACTTCAAACAGGACAACAAGAAATATTTGATTACGTAAAGAACAATCTAGGTGAGGGTATGATAGATGTTGAATTAGACCCAAAACACTATCAAACGGCACTAGAAAGAGCGATCAATAGATATAGACAACGTAGTTCAAATGCGGTAGAAGAATCGTATGCTTTTCTTGAATTAAAAGAAAATCAAAATACGTATATTTTACCTGATGAAATTATAAATGTAAGAAAATTATTTAGAAGAACTGTAGGTTCCAGAACTGAAGGTGGCGAAGGTGGTACATTATTTGAGCCATTCAATTTAGCATATACAAACACATATTTGCTTCGAGCAGGAGCAACAGGTGGACTAGCAACATACTTTGCATTTGCATCGTATCAAGAATTAGTTGGTAAATTGTTTGGTTCATTTATACAATTTCATTTTGACGTAGCAACAAAAAAATTAACAATCACTCAGAGACCTAGAGCAGACAACGAAACTGTTCTAATGCACACTGACAATTATAGACCTGACATTACATTATTCAAAGATGTATATGCAAAACCTTGGATTAGAGATTACACACTAGCAGTATCTAAAACAATGCTAGGTGAAGCAAGAGGCAAATTTAATACTATTGCTGGACCACAGGGAGGCACAACATTAAACGGTGCTGAACTAAAACAGCAAGGACTTTCTGAAATGGAAAGACTAGATGCAGAAATAGGAAATTTTGCAGAAGGTGGAACACCACACAGTTTTGTTATTGGTTAATTCATAATCAAATCATTTTAAATAATAGTACATGGAAGACTCGAGATATAAAAAATATGAAGATTGTAATCTAGATGAGTTAGAACAAATTGTTAACGATCTAGAAAATATGTCTATTAGTGCATTAAAAAGTAAAAAATTAGACATAAGAAAATCCATACTTGGTGCGGTAAAAGAAGCAAAAATAGTCATTGAAAAAAGACTAAAAAAATAGTATAATCAATAAATGCTTATAGGTATTGTAGGATTAATAGGATCTGGCAAAGATACAGTCGCGGAAAGACTAGTTGCACAACACAGTTATAGAAGAGATTCTTTTGCTAAAAGTTTAAAAGATGCTGTTAGCACCATGTTCAATTGGGACAGAGAACTGCTAGAAGGCAAAACAGACAGCAGTAGAGAATGGCGAGAACAACCCGATGAATACTGGAGTGAAAAATTTGGTAAGCCTGTAACACCAAGATGGGTATTGCAATATTTTGGTACAGAAGTTATGCGTGGTCAAATGTATGACGGCATATGGGTTGATAGTTGCATAGGTAGATACAAAGGCGATAATACGGTAATATCAGAT